ATCTGTTCCAAAAAAAGGTTGTATTCTAATTAGACTTTCTGAATTTTTATAAAAATTACTATCTCCACTTCCTACTTCTACTTCTGTTCCATCTGATAATGCACTTGCCCATGTGACAACTTTGTCATCAACTCTTATTTCTTCTATTGCGTTTATCTCTCCCTCTGCCATGACGATGGACATATATAGATAGGTGTTATCTGTTCCTGATGTTTCCATAAAGACTCTAGTACCACCAACAAGTCTTTCTCCATAAATTACAGGAATATTTGCGTCATTAGATTGTTTATTAACTAATATACCTCGTTCAAAATCATCAAATTCATTTGTTCCAAAATCTTCTATTTCAGGAACTTTTGGTCTTAATACCCATGCAAGAAATAATGTTATTCCTAAATTTACTAATGGATTTCCACCAGTAAAAAAACTAACTGCTTTTTTAAAAAATTTTTTAAGACCCATTATGCTCTACCCCATTTAATATCTTGAACTGTTTGTGATGCAAAGTCCATACCTACATCATTTGCAAAAAATCTTTGTTGAGATGTGTTATTTGTTTTTCTTCCATTTTTCTTTTCAAAGTCTGCCCAATTTGAAACAATACTTAAATTAACTTGACTATCTTTATCTGTTTCTGCAATATCAAAACTATCTATTTTACCTCTATATAATAAAAAAGGGTCAGAGATTAATGCGTTTGAGTCATTTAAAAATCCTCTGTAAATATCTACACTATCATTAACAACATTTTCACTTAAAACAGTTGATATAAATGTTTGGTCAGCACCTGATAAATTAAGACTTACACTTGATTTAGTTATATCTGTTTCTTCTGTATGGTTAGATATACCTAATATAAAATCACTTGCATTATAAGTGACCGATGAGCCTGATACTGATGATGTTAGTGAAAATGAACAATCTGTGAGATTAACAGGAGTAGCAAAACCAATAGTGATAAGGTGTACTGGTCTAATATCATTTGTCGCCAGTTCTGTCTTTACTGCTGATGTTAGGCTTCTTGTCATATTCTTCGTATGTTGTTTGTGTTATACTTTCTGAACCTTTTAACATAGTATATTCAAATTTGCTATTAGGTTTCTTGTAATCCTTTAGATCATTAATATTAATATCAATTTCATCTTCATTGACAATAGCTTCGGCAATAAAATCGGCAGTAATTTTGTGAGTTATTTTATACTTTTTCACTATAAAGATTCTTCTACGTCAAATTCAAATTGATATAAAGCATTACCATCTTTATCTGCACCAACAACTCCAAATTCTTGAATATCGTTAGTTAGATGAACTGTAAAAGGAACATTATCATAAGTTATATTTGAAGAAGATATAGCAGTTGTTAAAGGTGGCTCAATAGTTAGTGAGCCTGTTGAAATATCTGATTGATCTGCAACGACCATATATATTTTATCATGACTCGCAAACTTGATAAAATCTCCAGCTTTTAATGTGCCTGTTCCAGTACCACCTAATGTAATTGAAGTAGCACCAGCAGATGCAGTACCATGAGGAGTACCACTAGCAGTTCCTCTAGCATCTTCGACTTCAGGTGGGATTATAGTAAAGTTTTCTTTTCCTGATCTTTGTTTAATAATAAATCCCATAAGTTCGCCATAAACATCTGATCTTTTTGCAGTTATAATACGAGCAGTAAAACCAAATCTTTGGCCATCTATTTGTCTTGCAAGTTTCTTACCTGATTGTGATTTTGATATAATTGTATTTTGAATAGACTTTATTCCTAAAGATTCAAATTTAGCAGTTGATATTGGAAAAGCACCTGACATTAGATTAGATTTTTACTCCCTCTTTCATTAACTGCATTATTAATTATTTGTGTAATAGTTCCTCTGTTTCTTACTAATAGATCGTCAAAACCACTTGCATCTAAAGTATTAATATTAAAATTAACTGTTGTTTGTCCACCAGAAGTTCCTCTAGCATTTTGTGTAATTTGGCCTGTTTGATTAGGTACAAATAATTCTGGCCCACGTTCTCCAACTACAACTGGTTGTCCTTTAGATACTGCACCACCATTAGCAAAACCTAAAAATGAACCAGCCATTCTTATTAAAGAACTTCCAAGATCGCTATTGACTTGTTGATTTTGTTTTCTTTTTTCATCTGTAATTTGTTTTTCAATACCAAGTTTAGTTAATAATTGTCCTATTTGTGTATTTTCCATAGCAATTTGAATTGATTGTCTTGCTATTTGTTCAATTAAAACTGCAACTATTCTTTGTAAAACATTTAATGCCATATTTCTTAAAGTATCTGATAATTTTTCTCCAAATACTAATGATCTTGATAATGCTTCAGACATCTTTGTAATACCACTATTAATACCCTCTGCAATTATCATTCTTATATTTTCTTTTTTCTTTTTTATATCTTCTAATTCACCAGTGTTTAAATCTTTAAATTTTTGAATAGCTTTTTCTGTTGCTGATGGAATCTTTATAGATAATTCATGTTCAAATTCTTCAAGTTTAATAGAAGCATTATCAAAAGTTTTTTCATATGTCCTATTTAATATTGCAAGTTCTCTTGCAGTATCTCTTAATTTAATATTTTTATCTATATTGTCTTGGATACCTTTTGTTATATTATCTATTTGTTTATTCATTTCACTGAATGTTTTAGTCACTGCTACTACAGAAGCTGCAACTAAAGCCAATCCAACTCCTGATAATGATACAATACCTCTTAAACCAGCTAAAACTAAAAATATTGCTTTTCCTAAAGAAATCATAAATGCAATAATTTTTATTGCTAATAAAACTTTAAAAGCAGTAATTACTGTATCTATATTATCTTTTAATTTTACAAAAAGTTTTGATAAACCACTTACTGCTGATGCTAAAATTGTTCCAAAACCTATTGCCATTCTTTCTAATGAATCTGCATTTTTTTCTAAAAATTTATCTAATGCACCAAATTCTCTTTTTAATGATGAAAAGAAACCAGCATCTAATAAAGTCTTTTTAAAATTAAATGCTTTATCTCCTATCATTGATAAAGTACCCTCTAATGTTTTTGCTAATTCATCTGTTGCTTTTCCAAATCTTCCACCCTTACCAAAAACTCTTTCAAATGCTTCAGCAGTAGCTTCTATCGAAACATTTGCACCAGCTTGAAAACCAAGCATATTTCTTACACCTTTTTCTCTAAATAAATCTGCCGCACCTATACCAGCACTAAATGATCTTTGTATTTGTTCGGCAGTTGTTCTAAAATCTAATCCTGTCACTGCCGCAACATTACCAGTAATCTCTAACATTTTTTGGAGATCATCAGCATTATCTGTAATAGTTGCTAAAATTCCTGAACCTCTTGATATTTCTTCTAAAGAAAAAGGTACTTTAGATGCAAACTCTGACATATTGTCAAATGCTTTTGCTCCCTCATTTGTATCTTTAAGTAAAAATTTTAATCTAGTTCTTAAATTTTCAATTTCTTTTCCAGTATTAACTAAATTTCTAATTACCAAACCAGCACCTAAACCAAGAAAAGCATTTCTTAAATTAAATACAGATTGTCTTAATTTCCCTAATCCTTGTTGCAAATTACCAAATGCTCGTTTGGTCTTATCATTTGCTATAATATCAATAAGTAATTTTTGATTTGCCATTATTTATATTTCCTTGCTTCTGCCAGTTGTTGTTTGGTTTTATACTCATCTTGCTCTTTTTTCAAGTATGCTAACCAAAGATTATAATGGCTCATAGGCATATCAAGAACTTCTTGAATTGTGATTTTAAGTCTGTCTGCTATTATTAAAAGCGACCTGACATCAGGGTCGCTATCTACTTTTTTTCGGCTTCCTCGTAATTGGTATCTAATAGGATTTGATTAGCAATAGTAGATATTACGTTTGAATCAGCTTTCTTTCTTAATGCAAATTTATCTTCAGGACTAAATGCTTTTACCATCTCTCCTTTGTCATTTTTGACTTGGAGTTTCATTATAAGTAAATCAACAAGGACAGTTAAGTCTTGAAAATTGCTAGACTTTTTAAAAATAATATTTTTTTCTTCAAGAGTTAATGGCTCTGAATAAAATATACTAGCATTACCATGCTCGTCTTTCCATTCAGGAACTTCAATAGTAATAGTTTTAAGAGTCTCAAAATGAGATTTTACTCTATCAATAACTGACATAAAATATTATTAGACAGTTCCTATTGTTAATGCACCAGTTCCTTGAAAAGTAACAGTTCTAGAGATAATTGCGTCCATTGAGTTATTTACAGACATACCAGTTACAATTCCTGTTCCAGTAAAACTTCTGTCGCCACTTGCATTACCCTCTGGTAATAAAATAAAAGCGAGTGAAGCACCAGCTACTAAACTTGTTTGTGGTGTATCAGTTTCATCAAAGTGCATTTCTAAAGTACCAGAGAATGAAGTTCTACCAGCAACAAAAGATTTAGTTGCATCTGTTAAAGCTGTGTCCTCTACTACATCTCCAGTTGTTTCTAGTGTGAACCCTGTTAGTTCCCCAACTCCAGTTCCACCAACTGTTACAACTCCTT